TGAAAGTACTCTTTTAAATAACTATATAGTTCCATGTTTAGCTTTTTTTGTAAAATACGAATTGCTAAACGACTTACAATACAATACAACTAATGCAGGTGTTGTAACTAACGATGATGAGTTTAGTGACCCTGTTGATGATTTTGAGATGTCTATATTAAAAGATGATACATATAGAAAGGCTGAGATATTAAGAAAAGACATGATGCGTTGGTTAGATGATGATGACAATAAAGGTGTTTTTCCTGAATATGAAAGCTCTCAAAACGATAGATACTTAAGCGGAAATAATGTTACTAGATTAGGTGGTATTTTAGCTTACGGCTCAAGGCTAAATAGATATAGATTGAGCAATGATAAAGATTATATGAGACATAGAAATTATGAATGATACTCTGTCTAAAATAAAAGATACGATAGAAATTACTGCTGTAAATAGTAGTGCTATTATGGTTTCAACATTTAGCCAAATTGAGCAAGGGTTAAGAATACTATCTCTTGTTTTTGCTATAACGTATACAGCAATAAGAATATTTCAGTTAACTAAAAAAAAGAATAAGTAATGCCTACTAATGACTACAATAGCAGTGCGTCTATTTATAAAGCTTTATTTGATGCTTTAAATAGAACTCCCGCAGTGGCTTTAGTCCCTGAAAATGAAGAGTATAATAGGGATGAGCTTTTTCATTTTATAGAAGAAAAGTTTAAGACAAACATAAAGGGTGGTATAACTGCTGAAAATTTAAGAGCAGTATTACACACTATAGTAAAGTCTTCAATAATAAAAAAAGATGACGAAAGGCAAGGGTTGTTGATGGCGAAATCCTTTCAAGTCAGCTCAGGAGCTGCTGATAGATGGTATCTTGGTAATTTTACTTATGGTTGGGATTATCATATTTGGAGTCAATATGTAACTAACACAAATTTAGATTCATCAAATATACCAAGTATCTCTGGTTCTTTTGCTCACTTAGCTATTGACGTGCCTTTTCCTTTATACAACTTCACAGTAAAAGGTTCTGTTTCTAATACAGTTGGAACAGGTATTGTAGATATGGCTTTCTTTTATAGTGATAATGATGATAGCTCTAATGTGTTTCTTCAAAATGTAACTTTCATAACTTCATTACAAGTTGATTGTAATGTTACTCAAACAGCTATAGCTTTTAGTCAGTCAGTTGGTGATTCATTCGTTATACCTGAAGGTAAAAAAATATTTGCATTTATTAGAAACACAGGTTACGATAACAACGAAAAGCTAAGAATAAACCTACAATATCAATACACAAATAAAGTTTCAACATCAGCTTCATTTGCTACAACAAGATAATTTATGGAAAAGAAAAAAGATTCAAGACTAAAAAGAGCAGGCGTTTCAGGTTATAATAAACCTAAACGAACCCCTAATCATCCTAAGAAATCTCATATTGTTGTTGCTAAAGAGGGTGATAAAATAAAAACAATTAGGTTTGGTGAGCAAGGCGCTAAGACTGCAGGTAAGCCAAAAAAAGGTGAGTCTGAAAGAATGAAGAAAAAAAGAGCTTCATTTAAAGCTAGACACAGAAAGAATATAGCTAAAGGAAAAATGTCTGCTGCTTATTGGGCTGATAAAGTAAAGTGGTGATGAAGAAAAAAAGTACAGTTAATAAGGCGGGAAACTACACCAAACCTGCTATGAGAAAGCGTTTATTTAATAAGATAAAGGCTGGTTCAAAAGGTGGTAGAGCGGGTCAATGGTCTGCTAGAAAAGCTCAAATGCTAGCAAGAGAATATAAAAAAGCAGGAGGAGGATATAGATAATGGCTTTAAAAAAATCACAAAAAAGTTTAAAGAAGTGGACTAAACAAGATTGGGGTTATATTTCAAAAAAAGACGAAAAGAAACCTAAATCTAAAAGAGGTAGATACCTACCTAAAAGTGTTAGAGACTCCCTTACACCTGCTCAAAAAGCTGCAGAAAATAGAAAGAAAAAGAAAGCTACAGCAAAAGGTAAACAAAACGCTCCTTACGGGAAAAAATTAGCTAAAAAAGTTAGGAGAGCAAGATAATGAAAGTAGTTTTAAATAGGCTTGTAGACACAGGAAAGTCTACATTAGGAAAGCTTACAATACATGACGATTTAAAGGAATGTTTTTCCTGTAAAACATTAGAACTTTCTTGGAAAGATAACAAAAGAAATGTATCTTGCATACCTCGTGGAGAGTATCTTGTAACGACAAGGTTTTCCGCAAGACATGGTGAGCACTTCTTAATTAATGATGTAGAAGGAAGAGAGTATGTTTTAATACACAGTGCAAACTATCATTATCAACTTAGAGGCTGTGTAGCTGTTGGTAAAAGCTACGCTGATATAGATAAAGACGGGGAGATAGACATTACATCTAGTAGAGATACTATGGATAAATTGTTAAGTATTCTTCCTGAAGAATTTTACATAACTATAATTTAAAATTATGATTCAGTACATTACAGAGAACGCAAGCGATATTGTCGCTATTATAGTTGCAGGTATGGCTGCGGCAAAAGTAATTGTTAGGCTTACCCCTACAATTAAAGATGATGAGATTTTTGGTAAAATAGATAAAATATTAGAATTTATCATACCGAACTATGGGTCTAAGGAGAAAAAATAGAAAAGATTATAAAGCCTCAGAAGAGGTTAAAAGAAAAACAGACCCTATGATTAACCCTAAAATATCATTAGGAGCAAAGATTATGTCGTTTATAATTCCTAAAATGTTTAGGGATAAAAACGGTAAATGGTCTAGTAAAAGAACTATTGGTGGAGTAATAGCTGTAGCTGCAGTGCATCAAGTAGAGGTTGCAGGTGAAGTAACTTGGCAACATTTAGTCATGATTGCATTAGCTGTAGCTACTGTTTATGCTCCTGATTCTAAATAAGGAATAACCATTGGTATTGTTCCATTTTCAAGAACAACCCCGCAAGAAATTTTATAGGACTTTGCAAAGTGTTTGGCGTAAGCCATTGCATAACTCTTTCTATCTACACCACATCCAACTTGCATACCCCAATGTTTTCCATTGTATATCACAGATGCCTCAGTATGAATATGCCCTTGTACTACTGAGCAACCAAACTGCAATGCTTTATTAGCTGCGGCATTTCTTCCTGACGTGCCTGTTCCATGAACATATAGGACTCCTCCTATGTGATGGTGTTCTTTAAAGTCCCAACCCTCAACGCCTAGAACTTCATCAAAATCTCTTATCCAGACTTTAGATATTCCACTGTCAAAAGCTTTTCTGCGAACTATAGCGTCATGATTACCTATGCAAACTTTTGCTATTGGAAAAGCGTTGTACCACATTTGAATTTTATCTATAGCCCTATCTAATTCTTCTCCTGCTCCGTATCCGTCAGGGTCTGAGTTGTGAAAAGAACTATAGTGAGAATCTATTACATCTCCTATAAAAACAACTTCAGAGCATTGATACTTGTGCATTTGCTCTTGGCAATGCTCAAGGTATCCGTCTAAACAAAATGGTTCGTGAATGTCTCCGATAACAAGAACGTTACCGTTTGATGGTGATTTAGCCCTTCTTGATTCTTTTATCAGACTCCATTCAAACTCCGATAATCTAGGGCGATATTGTTTTTCCATAGGGCAAAGATAGTAAAAAAAAGTAACCCCTACAAACGTAAGGGCTACCAACTAACTAAAAACAATTATGCAGAGATAATTAGGGAATAATCAAATATACTACTTATTTTCCTTTAACCAAGAATCAGGTATTATTTTTTCGCACCATTTTATGTCATTTTTTTCGCACCATTGAGCATAGGTAGTTTTACTACCCTTTCTTATCTTATTATTTGCGTTTTGAAACAAAAACCTAATATCTAATTTCGGGTGCTGTTCTTTTATTAGCAAATGTTTATCTCTATCGTGTTTTACTAAACGACCTTTTACCTCTACTATTATACCATTAGGTAGTATTATATCGGGGGTATATGAGTGATTACTTGCAGGTATCACATACGAAATCTTTATCGCTTCGTATGCAGCATCTTTCACATGTCTCTGTTTCAAGTTCTTCCAAACTCGATGTTCTAGTCCACTTCGGAATCCTGCTTTTACGGCAGCACTCCTTGTGACACTCTTTCTTTTTTTCTTCATCTATAAGTTTCTCTAAATAAACAGCTAAGTCCATAGCTTCTTCTTGAGCGTGAATAAGCCACTCTAAGGTGCTTAAATCATTTCTCTCCATAGAAGTCCCGTACTTATCTAATCCTTTGTTAGAACGTTCTAAAATCTTTGAAACTACTTGATATTCTATTTTGCTCATTTATTTATGTTTTCAGTTACAAAGTTAACAAACTCAAGTTCTTTTTCCAAAGCTTTTTTCTTCCAAGTAACCATTTCTTGTTTGTAGTACATCATCTTAAAGAAAGATTGATTGAACAATATTAAGCACTCCCTTAATTCTTCAATTCTTTTTTCTTTCTTATTATAAACATCAGTACTTATTCTTCCTGCGTTATCTATCAACTCTGAGTTCATTTTCTCAACCTCTACAAGCATAGTTGAATAAGCATTCATAAAGTTGTTTTCTTCGTTTGTTGCTTGCGACTCTCTAAGAGTCTGCATAGCCATTTCTGCTATCTCCATAGTTAAAATAATTCTTGTTGATAGTTATTTAATTCTTTTTCTGTTGGGTTTCTGTCTGATAAATCGTTTACTCCACAGAGACCATTACACTCAACTAAAGGTTTTACTTCCCTTCCTCTCATTTCAGATATTTCTTTTATATCAGGGTAATCTTTGTGTTTTTTTAGAAAAACTAATCCACCTTTTTTACTTTGGTCTTTAAGCATTGTAACAGGGCTTCCCTTTTTATCCGTTAACTTATGCTCCATCTCAGCCATAGTATTAAATTTATCGGGAAAATCTTTTTTCATTTTTTG